TCTAATTTAAGTAATAATCCTCCATCTGGTGCTGGTTTTAATGTTACTTTAAAAACTAATGGAGCTTCTTTGCCTGGCCTGATTAATTTTTGAGCATATTGATTCAATGTGTCTTGTAATTGTTTTCCGTTTGCTGTTACAATTGACATTAGGTCTCCAGGAGCCTCATTCAATTCCATTTCTCGAATGGTTTCTAGTTGAGATTCAGTCAAATTTTTGGTTCCGAATCGCTTCATATTTTCTGCTAAAATATTTTTCATCGTTTCCTTTTTTATTCGCCTGTTTGACTTGGTCTATGTATACCAGCAATCTGTTGTTTATTTATGGCTACGAATTTTTTAGCTCGAGCCAATATTTGTTTGGCTACGGCTTCACCTGCAGCTGCAGCTGCAGCTTTTACAGCTGGCGACACTGTATTTCTCTTATACTGACCAGATTTTGGATTGTCTCCAGGATACAGTTCAGATGCCGTTAAGCTTGGTACTAATACTGTCCATGTGACTTCCTTAAACATGTTTCTAATGTTGCTCGCATATCTTTCTGCTTGTTCCATGACAAAATTTGGTCTAGATACTAGATTTTGATTTAAAAAATGCTCTCCATCTTTTATGCCTTGATCTTTGCTGTCATCCATTGGATCTGAATTATGAAAATCAAAAAATTGATATGATCTTTCAGGTTTTCCTATTCGTTTGCCTCCCATGGTTAAACTGTATATGGATATCGGACCTTGATAAGTCCTGTCTCCTTTCGTTTCGTCTCGCTTTAAAACTACGGGTGCAGAAGCTTTAAATTTATTTCCAGTTTCTTGTGCAGCTGCAGCAACTATTTGTTTAGCTGATTTATTTAACATATTAACTCCTACCTGAACAATTGAAGCTGGTACTGATAGTAAAGCTTGATCTTGAAACGCCGCTAAGTTTACTTCATTTAATTTTTGAAGATTCGATTCGTTTAAATTCTTGGTTCCAAATCTTTGCATGTTTTCTGCTAAAATATTTTTCATTTGTTTTCCCTTACGGTTTATTTTAATATAAATATACACAAAACCAAAAAAACGAATATTTGGATATATGCAAAATATTTCTTATATTAATAATAAAATTAGAAGTTATGATTAGATTTGGTTATGCCTGTAATAATATGACATTAGGCAAGGCAGGTATCCGCACCGGCCGTACTATGATTCAGCGCATCTTTGAGCAAGGTGGTATGCCTTTAGCAAGCGAGCGCAGTCTGCTTAACGCAGAAGATTTGCTCCCTATACTCAAATGGAATTTGGCCCATGGCATTCGTTTGTTTCGCATAGGCAGTGAAATGTTTCCTCGTTGGAATCATTATGAGATCAAGGACTTGCCTGACTATGATCGTATACGTGAGGTGTTGCAAGAAGCTGGCGACTTTGCTCGAGAGCATGGTATCCGACTTACTACGCATCCTGGTCCTTTCCATATATTAGGTAGCCCCGATCCAGTTGTAGTTGACAATAGTATTGTTGGTCTCGAACGACACAGCGAAATGTTTGATATGCTTGGATATGCTCCTAGTTATGATAACAAGATCAATATTCATATAGGTGCGACGTATGGCGATAAGCCGGCTACTATTGCACGGTGGATCAAGAATTATTATCGACTATCTGAGTCGTGTCGTGCTCGGCTTGTAGTTGAGAATGATGACAAAGGGTCTATGTATTCTGTTCGTGACTTGTATGAGATGGTGCACTCCGTTACTGATATTCCTATTACGTTTGACTATTGGCATCATACTTTCAATACTGGCGACTTA